GACAAGCAAGCGCTTCAGCTTCAAAAGCAGGCTCTTCAAATTGCAAACTTGAATGTGAGAGTTGCACAGCAAGTTGCCAATCAACAAATCAGAGGCGCTCAAGCCACAAGAGTGGCTGCGACAGAAGCACTTAGGTTTGCATCTAACCAAGAGCGAGCAGCAAGGGCAGCTGGTAAAGCAGCAAGTGCGATGAGCAGAGCTGGCAGCGGCGGTGGTGGTGGAGCAAACGACACTTGGATGGTCAATGGCAAGAGATACACCTTCCAGGGCAGCAGGTCAGCAAGCAGAGTTGGATCAGGCATCAACATTATTCAAAGAAGCAGTCCATTAGCTAAAACTGCACCTGCTGGTCTTGCAGAAGGCGGTTACATTACTCGTCCTACAAACGCACTCATTGCTGAGCGCGGTGAGAACGAGTATGTGATTCCAGAAAGCAAGATGAATTCAGCGATCAAGCGTTACGCCAGAGGCGCACGCGGCGAATCTGTTGTTGAAGGCAGTAGCGAAACAAGTGCCGCGAGCAAAAAGCCTTCTGGAGCGGTAGTGAACATCAGCACTGGGCCGGTGATGCGCATGGACGATCAAGATTATGTAACAATATCTGACTTGAATGAGGCTGTTGGCAATGTGGCTTCAGCGATGTCATCAGGCTCTGAGGTTTATGGCGGCAGCACGAGGTTGAGCTGATGAGCACACAGTTTTACCACCATCAGTTTTCAGTACCTGCTTTGAGCTTCGTAGCTCGAAATGCTACTGCCTTGTCATCTAACTTCCACGCATTTGTCTGTGGGCCGTTTGAGAACAATTTAGAAGGCGAAACCAGTTCAATCGGACTGACCTTCCCCATTGGAACGTTTGATGCAGCTGTATTGGACAATATGGCATCCAAAGCCTATACGGCGACTGTGACTGGCTACAAAAGCGATCCAAACTTGTCTGATGTTGTGGATTGGACGTTTACAGGGGTTATTACAGCTGTATCGAACAGTCTTACGGTGATCAATTTGGAGGTCGGGACGCCACTGCGTCCAGTGGGCAGCAATGAAGCACCTGGTATGGTGCCCTTCCGTAGCCTAAAGAGTAACGAAGCCGGTAGACTGCCAATAACGGGTCGTTAGTCATGGCAAGTACAAGACCTAGGCCCCTGCCAAGTTATGGCCTGGGCGGTAGAAGGCCACAAGCTAATTATTTTATACCTAGGTCAAGGCGTTTTGGTGGAAGCCAGAAGCCTAGGCAAAGACAAAGCACGCTTCAGCCGCAAAATGTATCAACTTATGGATTAAACAGCTCTGCCCAGAACTTGGCTGAGATTGGAACGCCGATTCCGATTGCGTTTGGGGAAAAAACAAGCAGCGCTGGCGGATTCACGCATATGCCCTTGATGATTTACCAGCGTATGCACAGCGCTGGAACGTATCAATGGGCTCGTGTCGGCTTTGTTATGGGTGAAGGGCGTTTTGATTCGCCCCCAGAAAAGGGAGTTAGGAATGGCAGTGATTTAATACATTCAATTCAGCCTGAGTTTTACGAACTTGCTTTTAATAATGGGCAAAATGTTGCAAACGATCCAACTTATACAAATACGACCCACGCTGGAAATTGGCCTAATATTGCTAGCACTCTGACCGGAAACGAAGAGTATTTTACAATTCAAGCGGCTGACAAGAAACAAGAGCGAGGTTTTTCTCAATCGTTTAATCCTGGCAAGAGTTTTGGGTTGGAAGGAGAAGAGCCTGATTGTGACACTTCAGGAGATTCAGAATTTAGCAATTTATTGCCTTATCCGACAAAAGCGCCGCACGTTAAGTTTAATCCGATTGACGCATCAATCAGCAACACTCGCAAAGCCGATACTACGGAGTTCGGTTTTGCAGTAGACATGCCTCGCATTACTCCTGAGGCGACAGAAGAGTCTGGAACGGTGCCGATTGGCAGTAAATGGAAACATAGAGGAGAACGGCTTAGTTTTTCACTGGTTTACGAGCTTTACCCAGGTGGTAGTTACGATTCACTTACGGGATTGCCATTTATTAGTGGAACAGGACGGGCTCAGAGCACCAACCTTGTGGCGTCAGGTGTATTTGATGTGAACGATCCGATTCAAGTTATATCTCCAGAAATTGCTTTTTACGCTTTGTATAGAGGTTATTACGGACTTTTTCCTGCCGAAGATATTGCCAAGATATACGGTCAATTTTTAGCAACTTTGGGGTCAGAAGCCAATGTTCTGTTTATAAGAACAGACAGGACCACATCAAGAATTTATTCACTGCCTGTAACAGAGTTTTTGCCGGACCCTACCGAAGGGAATATCGACTCAGGCAAGGCTAATTGGACAAGAACAGACGGACAATTTTCTCCGGCATTGTATGACGAGACGGGTGAACTGGGCCCCTGCGGACTAACCGTGGATTCCAACATACTGGATGACACGAGAGTTCCAAAATTGTTTTTTAAACTGTATTATCGAGAGATTGACGCTGCAAATAATGCATGGCGTCCCGTTCTTGACAAGCCGTTTTGCCTGATTAACCCAAACACTGCAACAGTTTTTGCTGATCTACGCATTCGTCACCCTTCTTCAGAAGCATACGAGTACAAATTTAAGCCAATGATTCCCGTGCAGGTCCAATTAGATCTGCAATATAGGTTTTCCAAGTGGGAGCTTGGGATAAAGTCATCTACTAATAATGCAGCCCAAAAAGTCCCGGTTCTGTACCCCAGCACAAATAACGAATTCGTTTTGGATGGAAACAACGGGTTTAAGTTAATTTATTCTGGTTTTTATGAGCAAGTAACCAGCGAAGTTAAGCTTGATGACCAAACAACAGATTTTCGGATTGGCATTTCGTACGTCAACGAAGGGATTGTAGATCAAGTTGATTATCCATTTATGTCAACAGGGGTTTTAACGTTACGAGCTGGCAAAGAAGTGTCAAGCCTTGGGCAATTCAACGCATATTACGAAAACGGCGCACAAATCCAGAAAACAGATTTAACAACTGGTACGTCAAACCATTTTCCTGATCTTTGCTATCACTTGCTTACAAATTACCCAAGCACCAAGCTCATAACAAACAATTATTCTGCTGGTCCGGTCAAGCGAACTCAGATTGACACTACGTCTTTCTTGGACGCAATTAAATTCACCGACAGTAAGGGGCTTTACTTTGACGGTGTTATCTATGACTTTAGTGGAATTCATGAGTTTATTAGCGAGCACGCTAAATTTTTCTGTCTTCGTTTTGGTATTCGTAACGGTCTTTATAGCCTGTTCCCTGCGCTTCTGGACTCTGCAACTAATGTAGATACGGCAGCTTCTGGACAGGTTGTTGCCGGAGATATTATTGATGCAGCATCTTTCCGTATTGACTACGCGCCACTAATCGAACGAGACAAGGCGTTTGTGACCGTGATCTGGAGGAGGCAGGATAAGTTCATGCCTGGCGTCAACGAAACTGTGACTGTTGCGCCTTCAGGCTATGAGGGTGCCAACAGGCTGACGTATGACTTGTCTGGATTCTGCACGTCTGAAGCTCATGCGGAAGCAGCAGCGCGTTTCATGCTTGCAATGAGGTTGAAGCAGGATCGAACTGCCAGTTTCACCTGTGCCAAGAGTTCTGTGGATCTTTCGCCTGGTCGGTTGTTCAAGTTTGATTTTTCTGTTTCAACCAGCAGCGGCAAGACCTATGCGAACCAAGACCAGTACCAAGTGACCAGCACCACCTATCGTGAAGACGGATTGCTTGATGTTCGAGCGGTCTATATGCCCCCTGGAACGTCAGCTGCTGTCTTCAGCAGTGCTACTTATCCCAGAATGCCATGAGCTATCCAACGCTGGAGCCAACTAGCCGAACTCATACGCTGGGTCAAGCGGGCCAAAGCGCGTTCACCGCTGCAAGTGGCGTCGAAACTCGTATTTTGTTTGGTTCGTTGGTCATCAGCCAGCAGCTAGAGCTGACCTACGCGAATATCACAGAAACAGAGGCCCGTCTTTTCGACAACCACCATCAGAGTGTCAAAGGAACTTTTGAGGCTTTTTCGCTGCCCATTGAAGCGTTTGCGGGAATGTCAAGCTCTTTCGGCACCTACGTCAACAAGTGGCGTTACAGGAGTTCTCCTAGGATTGTGTCTGTTAAAAATAACATCCATACTGTTACCGTAAGCTTGGTAGCCGTCACTAGCTAAACTTGTGTCATGGCAAAGTATTTCACTGGCACGAACGGCGCTTTTCTGGTTGACAGCACCCAGACGGCCAAAATTTCTTCGTGGTCTCTGAACGCACAGGTTTCAACGCTGGAGACGACAACGCTGGGTGACCATGCGCGGGAATACATTGCCGGGATTCAATCGTTCAGTGGAACGGCGACTCTCTATTACTACATTGATTCCAACAGCAATTTAGACGGCAAAGATCTGCTTGAAGAGGTGATCCGAAGAGGCGCTCCAGATAGTAGTCCGCAACATAGTCTTACGCTTCGTTTGCAGGAGCTTCCTGCTCGTCAAGTCAAATTAAAGGTAGTGATTACTTCAGCAAGCATTTCGGCAACTGTTGGTGAGATCGTGACAGCCGAGATTTCGTTCACTGGAACGGAAGCTCTTCAGGATGCTTCGCTGGCTGCGTAATGGCAATTTATCTCGGCAACTCTGGGTTTGTTGTTTTCAAGCGCACTGGCGTTGAAGAGGGCTTGATCACGCAGGTTGATCCTGCGGACGTGAATACGACAGCTCGTCGTTTGAACTTTGACTTTGGAAATAGCGAGTTTATGACGGGTGACTTGGTTGAGTTCACACGTCTTACGGCTGCCGGAGCTAATAGCACAAGCAATCTTGACTTTGTTGCCGCCAGCAGCTTTCCGGGTGGAGCGGCGTCACCACAGGCGGAGTGGTACGCCAATGTTGATGAGCAAGGCGGAGTTCGTTTGTACGATACTTTGACAAAAGCGATCAACGGCGTAATTACTGAAGCTGCTGTTTTAGTCGCTCCATCATCTGCTTACAAAGTAAGAGCAGTTTTAAAGAACAACACTTATAGGTGTTTTGGTCAGTTACAGTCATATGAGTTAAACACTGATCGCGAAGTTGTTGATGTAACTGTGTTGGGTGAGAACATGCGCCGGAGCATTAGCAGCTTAATTAGCGGCTCTGGAAGAATGACAGCATTTTGGGACTACACGACAACAGTAAACATCTGCAGAAATGACGCTGAAATTGAAGCAAGCAACTATTATCACCAGCTTGTTTTGCGCCAGCAGCAAGGATCCGGCTTTCAAGCGCAATTCATTATTCGACAACCAGAACCTAACTCAACTGAAAAAATTGTTTTTTACGAAGTCGATGCGTTGGTAACAGACGTTGCGATTTCGTTTGAGCCTGGAAGTGTTGTTCAGAGTCAGATTGAGTTTGTAACAACCGGCAATATCGACCTAAGGATTCAAAAGCCGACACCTTTACAGAATCAGTTGATAAATCAAACCAGTGGGGCCTATAACCTTACGAATAGCGCTGGTAGACTTGGCCTGACGAATCCGTAGGCTTTATCGGGGGATCATCTGACCATGGCTGACTACAAGGTCACAGATCTAGTCGAGATCCTCGCGACTTCTGTTGCTGCAGACGATCTGACCCTGCTGGTTGATGTCTCGTCTCAAGACGACAAAAAGATCAAGGTCGAAGAGCTAGCAAAGGCTGCGGCCACGCACTTTACAACTGGATCGATCAACGCCGACAAGCTTGTTGACGACAGCGTGACAGCAACGCAAATCGCTGACGCAACGATCACTGCGACTCAGCTTGCGACTGATGCCGTTGCCAGAGCTGAGGTTACAGCTGGTGAAATCAGTGGAGCGGGAACGAGCCGAGGCAAGGTCCATATCGAAGCTGGTTCGATCAATGCAACAGACATTGCAGCTGGCTCAATCACTAACACTGAGCTGAGCGGTGGAACGCTGGTTCCTACAGGCGGCATTACTGACTCGGAAGTAAGCGCTACTGCTGCGATTCAAGTTTCAAAGCTTGAGAACGCATCACCGAATGTCCTATTAGCGGGACCTTCTACTGGTGCAACTCCTGGTGCGATTACAGCTCGTGCGCTGGTTTCAGCTGATCTTCCTGCTGCGACAACATCAGATCTTGGTGCGGTTTCCGTTCCAACAGGCAATGGATTGTCGCTTGCTGCTGGTGTTCTGACGCACACCGACACGGTAACTGCAGCTGATCTGGGCTGGATTTCATTTAGCGGCACTGGTCATATTCTCAGCGCTAGAGCGCTTGCTGCCGGTGACTTGCCGGTGGCATCAACTTCAGCACTAGGTCTTGTCAGTGTTGGTACGGGACTTGCCGTTACAGCTGGCGGTGTGCTGTCTATCGGCACTGCTAGCTCTAGTGCCATTGGTGGTCTTGCGATTGGCAGTGAGTTTGGACTAGGTGTTGGTTCAACTCTTGAGCTTGCGACAACTGGTGTTAGTGCTGGCAATTATGCAAAAGTCACTGTCAACACTAAGGGTGTTGTTACAGCTGGCGATGTCCTTGCTGATTCGGACATTCCGAATCACAGCGCAGCACTACTGACTTCTGGAACGTTAGATGCTGCTCGGCTTGGCGCTAACACGATCACTGGCGCGAAGTTAGCTAATCAGGCAACGTGCATTATTCAAAGCACAACACCTGCATCGGGTGATTTTGAAGGCCAATTCTTTTTGAACAGTAGTTCTAATGTGCTTACCGTTTGGAACGGGTCAGCTTTTGTTCCCGTTTCAGTTGCAACCTCTGCTGACGACGGAACCTTCTGATGGCTATTCAAAACCTGCGCTCGTCTACTGCAAATAAGCGTCCTGACCCCCTGGTTTTGGTCGAAGGTCAGTTGGCGATCAATTACGAATCCAGCAGTCCTTCTCTTTGTTTTCGCGACAGCAGCGACAACTTGGTCAAGGTTGGTCCAGTGCATGTTGGCGTTACAGCGCCAAACAGCTCTCCGGCGGGTTCAGCGGGGAATGCTGTTGGCGAGATATGGCTTGACACTGGAACGACTCCTA